GCCAGTAAGAATACAAATACACCCATCCCCACCCTCAGGTTCTATGGTTATGATTAACTATATTGTAAGACCTAAACGACCTAACTGGACTTATGTTTTAAGTGGTAATAATGCTAAAAATGCTTTGTACAATCCTTCTTCTGCAGATCATCAAGATTTCCAATTACATCTTGCTGAAGAAAATAATTTGGTTGTAAAAATATTACAATTAGCTGGAATTGCTATTAAAGATTTTGGTTTAGCTCAAGCGGCAGGTCAAAAAGAAGTTAACACAATACAACAACAAAAACAATAAATAAATGGGATTATTAGACGGTACTACACAAAGACAATATTACGAAGCGAACACATTTGGTGGTTATCAATTTACTTCTTTGGATGATATTATAACTCAATTTGAAATTGCTTATGTTGGAGAAAACAAAATAATACCAAAAGCAAAAAGAACTGACATTGCTTTTTATGCACAAAGAGCTTTACAAGAATTAAGTTTTGATACTTTTAAATCTGTAAAGTCACAACAAATAGAATTACCACCATCAATGGTAATGCCACTTCCTCATGATTATGTAAATTACACTCAAATAAGTTGGCCGGATTCTTCTGGTATAAAACATCCTTTATATCCTACTAAACATACTTCAAATCCTTTCCAAATAGAACAAGACGCGGAAGGCTTATATCAATTTGATG